ATTGCCACCACCCCCCTGCGGGAATACATATTGTGGCTTGCCATTTGTGAGTGTTACTCCATCCCAACTATATAGACCATCCGTTAATTCAGACCCAGCTCCAGAGATAAGCACCGCTGTTGGTGTGGGTACGGAACCGCCAGAGCTAGGCACAATAGACTTTCTAGTACCGCTTACGGATATACCGTAGCCGTAACGAGCCATTTTAGTCTCCGATTGCGAGGACTACGCCACTATGAATCTGGAACGCAGAAACATCCCCAGCTATGTATGCACCAGCGGGAATCGTCACAGAATTTGCAAGAGTCACACTAGCAATTCCACTCATACCAGTAACAGTAGAAGTGATTGCGTAGAACTTGCTCTCAGTAATTGCAACAAGACCAGCAAAGCTTCCAGTTACGGAACTTCCAGTCGTAGTCACATAACGAGTTTGAGGCCGAGCAGCGTGACTGATTTGATCGTAGTAAGGTAAAGATTCCGATAGATCTGCCATAATACTTATCCTTTCTTGTCAAAGAAAAAGGGGGAAGGAACTTTCATTCCATCCCCCTTTCTCCATGAACTAACCAACCAATTACGAAGCAGAGTAAGAGGTAGTGACCAACTCCATTGCGGTAGAGTCGATGACCTTGACCACACGATTCGAACGCACCCGAAGGATGTTCGAACGGCGACCTTCATCACGATAGCTCTCAGCAACGAAGGGAGCAGAAGCATCTTCGCTCCAGACAATCGTGCGACCCGCACCACCAGAGGCGAAATCGCCACCAGCAACTTGTCCAACGGCCACAAAGGTCGTGGGCAGGATGAACGCACCGCTGAAGGCTTGACCCTTAGCAGCACTGTTCTTAGCAGCTTTTCCAACTAATACTTTTTCAACGCCAGCCGCTGCAGCGATCTCAGCTTCCGACAACAGACGGCGGGAATCAGTCGCAACAACACCGAAGAACTGATTCTGCGTCAGCGGTGAACGCCGAACGAGATCAAATACTTCTTGGTTCATGATCACCGTATTGGCGATCACACCCTTTTTCAGCAAACGCTGTTTGGCATTCGCCACATCGGCCACAAAGTTAATCGTGGACAGATTGGTGACTGTGTAGTTAACCAAAGCGTTAGTCGCATTGAACACGCTATTATCAAACAAGGTAGAAGCAACTTCTGCTTCATGACCGATCTGAATATTGCGGAGGAGGATCTTCGCAGTTTCAGTCTCCAGACCGAAGAAGCGAGAAACATCTGATGCAAGTGCATCTGGCACAACTTCTTCCAGTCCGTATTCCACGCAAGTGAAATTATCGTTATCGAACGCCCTTGCCGAGCGAGGATACGAGGAACCTGGAGCTACCTTTGAAGCATCGCTGTTCAAAAGTTCAGCGTTGCCCAACTGCAGTTTGAGGTACTGTCCAGCACGCACAGAGCTGTTATAAATCGGGAACACATCGGTGCCGATGAATCCCTGATCTGCCTGCGAGGCTTGGATGAGAGCCGTTGTGATGTCGCCACGAAGAGTGGCGTTAGAGGTGAGGTAAGACATTTTTTTATTTTCCTTTCTTTAGCGGGTGTAGAACACTTCGATGACATCGCCAGATGCACCTGCGTTCCGAACCACACCAGCAGTGATCGCACCGCCAGCCGTGGAGGTGGAAACTTGTCCGTTAATCGCTTGATAAACGAGCGATCCAGCCGTCACCAAGCTCGCACAACGAGCAAAGTTAGAAGGCTGAAAGAGTTTAACAAAGCCAACAGAGCCGCTAACCACATCCTGCTGTACAACGCCGATAGCGTTTCCAGCGGTAGCAGAAGCCTGTGCCGTGTTGTCCGTAGTAGTCATGCTGACGATGCTGTTAGCTGTCACCGTGGAGGCGAAAGCTAGCGAGGCAAAGCCAGAATCAAATTGAGTTGCCATAGTTTTGTTTACCTTTCTTTAGAAGCTTTTGTTGAAGCCACCAGCGGAAAGCTCTTTCCGATATTGTTCTGTGTATTTTCCAACACAAAGGCGAAGAGCTTCACCCTTGGAGATGTTGTTTGCTTTCATCTCAAAATTTACTAGCTCCGAGAAGGTTGTGGGCTTCTTTTCCTCAACGGCGGGAGCCGAGTGAGAGATAGGAGCGGATACCATCTTGGAGAGTTCGGTGCGGATTTCTTTCAGCACACCAGAAAGTTCGATCTTGCCAGCTTCCACGGCAGACATTTCAACCTTTTCCTCTTTTTCCGATTTCTCGGCAACAACAGGGGCGGTTGCTTCCATTTCGTCTTTAGGCTCCTCGGGAGAAGCAGGATTCATTTTAGCCTCCAAAGCGGAGAGCCGAGTAGCGAATTCTGCCATCTGTTTACCGAGGTCTTCCATGTTGTAAGAAGGGGTCTCCTTCTTGTCGGTAGGTTCAGCAGGCTTGTTTTCCATATTGATATTCTGGCCTTTGTCAACCGTTACACAACCGCAATCCGCAGAAAATAAGCCAGTTGGGTTCGAAGCTGGGTGCTGGACTAGGTCGGCAGAGTATAGCTCAGAGCATCTCGCAAGGTCAAAATCTTGACCATTCATCTGCGATTCACCGCTGAACGAAATCGAAATCCCAAACGCATCTGGGATCTCGGAGGCCAAGTCCATGTAGTATTTTGCACGATCTTGGCGACTCTTGAGAAAAGTCAAATCTGCGAGGAGCTTTTGCTGATCACCGCTTTGTTCGATTCTGAAGTTCGTGAGCTTGCCGATAATATCACCAATGCCAGCTCCGTGATTTTCGTTTACTTTAACACCGCCCTTAAAGGCTTCGGCACATTTCTTGACTTGTTCGAGGGTAGTCGAATCAATCTGAAGATTATGCCCCTTGGCCGTGCCAGTTGTTAAAACAGAAACTCCTTTTAAGGTCATATCGTCGCCCTCCTCGTAGTTATACTTCTTCCTTTTAGCTCCACCCTGCCCTTGAATAACAGCCGTGGGAATAGTTCCAGCGGGTGTCATAAGTTCTTCTTCCTCCTCGCCGTCATCCTCTTCTCCTTCATCTTCCTCGTTCTCTTTTTGTGGAATGGCAGGCTCAATGGGGGTAGAATCGCTTCCAGACTCGGAGTTGTTCATCATTTCAAGCTCGTTATTATCGTAAATCTCTGAGGCGATCTCTGCCCGATCCGAAGAATCTGGGAACAATTCAGTCATTTTCTCATCCGATACGAAGCGACCCAAGAAATCCGTGAAGCTCTCCTCTGGATTAGGGCTGATGATGCTACTATCCGACTCCAGATTTGCTTTCGCCTGCTTCTTTTTTGTATCACGAAAAATACTAGCCCCCACCGCATATCTCTGCTTGGAATCTTTATAGTCCTTTACGGCGGTTGAATTGCCCATGAATTTGCTAATGAAATCGGCCATTCTTTCGCCTTTTTTGGGAGTTGGGAGAGGCATATGCTTGCTGGAAGTGTCAACTACTATATGTGTAGCAAATTGACAATATTCCAGTTAATGTGAGCGAAATCAACGGTTCTGAAATTTACTACGAACAAATTATTACTGGAGCCAAGGGTGGGGTTGTTGTTACGGCTGGTTCTGGGGTAGTTACTGGAGCTTGGGGAAGAATACATTTTATAGAAAATACAAAGCTTCACGGAATATCCGCTGGAAATCTTGTAAATATTTCTGCTCTTTTTGATCCAGATTCAGCAGGTGGTCCACAATTTTCTGCAGGATCAGAACTTAGAAATACTGTGACTGGCATAAAGCTACATAGCGGAACTGCAATCTGCTATACCCAGTAGAAGCTAACACCTTAACTTAGGGGGCACAACCCCCCGCATTATCCCAAACAAACTCCGTGGTGAGGCTTTAAAGCTCATTTTAGTGCATCCCAATGAAGGGGTCAGACTCGCCAAGATGCAAGTAGGGGAGCCTACCGAAGCAGACTCCCCTACCCACCAACCAACCAACAAGCTATTTAATGTATTCCAACCAGCTCATCAGCCCCATTCCGAGCAAAGCCCCAATACATAAGACAATCCACCACTTCAGAGCTTCCTCAATATCTCGGCTTTTCATTTGAAGTCCACTTTCTTTATTGTTTTGCTGTTTGCTAGGCTTGCCAGTTTCTCGTGAATCATATCCTTGCATTTGATCAAAGCCTCAAGCTCGCACTCTGCGTATATTGCCTTCGGCCAAACTCTCTGCCAACGGCGATTGAAAATGTTCCAGAGGCTTTTCCCCTTGAGCTTTTTAGACTCTCGAAGCTCTACCGCATGGCAACAACTGAACATTTCTTTCGCTTCCTTGGGCATTTTAAGCACGATCATTTGCTTAACCCCAGCTTGGTGAGAGTCTCGCCGAGAGACAAAAGCCCTTGCGACCTTTTGACGAAGTGCTTCACAGCTTGCCGTTCTAAGCGGTCATCTTCTTCAAGCACCTCACAGGCTTCGTCAAACAAGGACACCCCCTTGTACGAGGAGTAGGTCTTTGTGTACTTCGGCTTCCAATCCCAATGCATATTCGAGTACCAATTGCCATCGGTGTGTTTCGTCCAACCGCCGTTGAACATGAACGCTCCCTCGCTATCCAAGACGCAGAACTTCCCGCCCATCTTGGAGATAGCTTTCCGTCCCGAAACCGCAACTACAAGTGCCGAGGCTCTGGAGTCGGAGAACTCGCCTTCGGCTTGCAGACCGCTACGCTTCAGCACCGAGCCGAGGACGCTGTTCCAATCAGACCATGTTCCGTTGTGGAACAGAACCGAATCGCTCTGCCCCTGCAACGCTTGCGATGGGCGAGGACTGATGGGGAACGGATGGCAGAGGACTGGCTTCACACCGCCAACAGTTGCGATGCGGAAGTGGGCTACGATTGGACCGCCCTTCGTCTGCATAATATCGTGGATGAATTCGGCATCGACCCCTTTGCGGAAAGTCGGCTTGCCGTTTTCGAGCCACGCCACGCCACCGCCATCACGATTGCTACGCTCGCAACGCTTGAGGGTTTCAAGAGTCGGGCGGTTTTTCTTGCTAGGACTTACTACGATTACACACATATTATTTTATTCTTTCTTGGTTGGTTGTTTGGTTGGTTAGACTGACCCTCTCACATGGGACAGGAAGGAAGGCTGGCGCATCAAGTCGAGAGCTTCCGCATTCCGCTCGGTACGCTCGGGCAGTTCGTTCAAGCGGAGGCGATCAAAGTATGCACAGGAGGCATAGCCCCAGTTGAACATCGACTTGGCAAAGCGTTTCATCGTGGGGAACTGGGAGAAAACATACCGCCTTCCACCGAAGTTCCAGAACTTGCCGAACATTTCCGAGGCCTTGGCACGAGCGAGGCGATTTTGCGAAGACCAGTTGGAAACATTGTCGGTGGTCGCTTCTTGGCAGATCGTGAAAACACTAGCGAGGATGACGAGAATCTTGTGGGGATTCAGAGTCGTTGCGAAGCTACGGAACTCGATGCAACCAGTTGAGCGGAGCTTCGAGAAGTTGATCATAGCGTATTTGCCGATGTTGATCGAGAGCATTCCGCTTTCCTTGGCTCGTTTGATCTCGGAGTCGAGAGTGCGAACAGGGTGCAGGGGACACCATTGGCTACGATCCCTGCGCTCGGCATTCTGACCGAACAACACAGGAGAGAGGCGATTGCCGAGGCGAGCAACCTTCTCGCACCAGTCAAGAATCTTTGCAGGAGAAGCAGACTGAACCGAAGTGCCAGCGTGGATAGTCACATGGATTCCTCCCTGCGTTGCACCGCCCATACGGATCGGACGCTTTGCACCGATGGCCTTCAAGAAGCCAAGGAATTCAAGAATGTGAGCAAGACCTTGATCGCCTTTGAGGACAGGAGAAACAAACTCACACTTCCTAAAGCCGTTGGCCGTGCGAATCGAAGGGTCTTCATCGGCTTTCCAAGTAGCACCAACAAAGCGAGGAGCTTCGACTACTTGGCCGTTCGATAGGGTCACTTGAATCACAGGGAGTCCGTTGCCGTGGTAGCCAATCTGAATTGAGAGGCTGTTCGGGATTTGGGTTTCGATCTCGATTCCGAAGGTCGTTTGGTTGTTTATCATACGAGTGATTATGCCTTATCCCTACCCGCTTGGCAAGATTTATTTGCACTTTTTTTCTTATCCTCAAGCCAGACAAAGTGAGTGATTTAGGACTTTTCCGACTTTAAAGCGGAAAAAAAAGTTGGGGTGCAGGGAAGAAGTAACTCAAACTATGCCAGTTTTTCAATCTCCGCAGATACAATTTTCCGTAGCTCTCCTCGGTAGTCTTTTCTCCAAGCGCATTGTGCTTCCGCAATCTTCTTCCATTCCTTGCTTTTTTCCATGAACTCATCCGCACTATTTACCAAGTATTGCGAAACATCGTAGCCAGCCTTCTCCATAGTTTTTTCTGTCGGCTGATCAAATAGAATCGCAGACTCGCCCGACATATATTCATAAAATCTATTTGCGGGACTATGGTATTCCTTGTCTGATGTTTTGTCTTGGATGTACAAGCCACAATGTACCGAAGCCATTAGCTCCCTCGGATTGAATGGGCTTAGAATTGTGATCTTGGGATTCATTTGAAGAAACTTGGCAGAAGCCTTGCGGGAGCAAGACACATATGTTGCGTGTTTAGATTTGAGATATTTCTCGAATACGCTACGCCTATCTTCACGAAACGCTCCGTAGTAAAGAATACGCTCCGTGGCTCTCTCCGCTTTGCCAGCCACAGGGATGTATGTTAGCTGATTCCAGTTCATATAGACCTCGTTGGGTCTGCCGAGAGAGCAAGTAGTCCAGATTTTCTCGTATCCACGGAACGCTGTCGGAATATCAATCGCAAAGTCATTCTGCACCCATATCACCCGCTTGCCCTTAATCATCGCTTGTGCCTTATCCCTAAAGTCACAAAATGCCCAAGGCGAATTAACAACTATATAGGTATCGTCTTTAACGCACTTTTCTGCACTATCAATAAGTCCCAGCTTAAATTCCTTCGCCAGCCAGAGGGCGATGCCAGATGATGCTAATGTTGTATTGGGCGAGCAGGGGGTGAAGTGAACGACCTTCATTTCTCCCGCAATTCAATCATATTTCCGTTGTATGAAAAGACTTTTTTTACAGCTGGTGTGTTCGGAACAAACTGATCTCCCTTTTTGCTTCCCTCTGCTTTTGCCCGATTTGCAGCGGATTTTTCTGCTGGCTTGAGCTTTTTCCACACACGCTCTGGAAGGTAGCGTTTGTCTTTGCCTTTTCGTAGCGATGGCTTGCCATCCGAAGTAGTCCACTTTTCCTTGCCCCACTTTTTCAAGCCTGCTTGGGACTTGCTTCTACCGCCCTTGTAGCCACCACCAGCTTTTTCGTATGCCTGCACAAGTAGCTGTGCTTTTCTTGCAGACCATTGCCCAGCCCGACCACCCTTTGTCCCTCGCATAATTCTGTTCTTGATGCGCTCACGAAGCTTTGGCTTGGTGTACTTTTGGAATTCAAAATCTTCCCTCGCCCCTCCAGCCCTTGCTATAGCCTCTCGGATTCTTTCGAGTAGCGGAGGTCGCATAGTGGTCTGCTCTCCTTCCGCAAGAATCACATACCCCGCATCATCGCTCATTCGTTTTTCTATCTGCTTCATTTGACTATCTCTGCCTCAACTTCCGTTTGATAAACAAAGTCCGTCTCACCACGAAATAATGCATCCACTTTCTGCTTCCCCCTTTTTACAGATGTAACTTTGAGCTTTGCCTCTGGGGGAAGCAAGACTTCTTTTTCGTTGATAAATGAAGATGCAAACGACGGCATCTTTACCCCTACACCGCTTGCATTTTTTACTTTGATCAGGACTTTTGATTGCACTCCCTGACGACCTACATCCCAATTCGAAAATTGTTTGCCAACTGATTCTCTTAGCGAGAAAGATGAAAAGCCAAAGTCTTCAATCACTTGACCAACTTTTATGCTTTTTGCAAGTTTATGTGTTCTGTCTTGACCAATGGGGTTTTCTGTACCGCTTTTAAGACCACGCCATATAACGCTTTCCTTTATTTTAGGCGCAATATCCATAGCCATTTCCATTGCTTCAGCGATTCCAAGAGCTTCCAGATTTGGTTCTGATGAGCGATCCTTGCCCCTGTATCCCGAGTCCATCTGCCTCAGAGCTTCATTTACTTCTGCATGAGCGTTTCCCGCATATTTGTGAAGGCTTACTGCCATTTGAATAGAATCTTCTTTGTCTATTCCTTTCTCGGCAAATGCCTTTGACCAACCTACGACATCTTCTCGGTATTCCAGATTATTTGACTCCATGTTTTTAGCACCTGTGGGTGGTCCGAGAACTTGCATAAACTCTTGTGCGTATTCTTTTTCTGGGTCGGAAAGCTCCTTCTCGATTTTCTCAGCCTGCGTAAGCTCCTCGTCTGAATCTCCTATGGGTGAAATTGGCTTGTTCTCATCCTCATCGTAGATCGGCATTCCTTCCTCTGGCTCTTTTTCGCCTCCCCCGCCTCCCCCGCCAGTCCACTTCCCACTTGAGTCTCTGTCTTGCGATGGATCGTAAAAGGAAACTACCTCAAATCTTTCCTTCCCTTCAATAGCTTCCTCAATGGAGACACGAAGGACATCTGCCAGATAGGAAACCACATCATCAATCGGTGGTTGCTTGGTTTGCAGTTTGATCGTTTCAACAAATGCCTGCATCGGCTTCACTCCGATTTTTTCCCTTATCTTGTTTGAGATTATCCTTCCAGCTCCCTTGCCACGATATTCTTTAGCCACTTGGTCGAACATTCCCCTCGTAGCAGATTGCCCTGCCAGATAGGGAACAAGTGCTGGATTTATTAGCGCACCAACAAGGATTTTGTATCTGTCATTGTTTACGCCTCGAATTGCCCCGATTGCTCCCGCTCCGATTACACGAAGGGTATCGCCTGCTGTATTTAGAAACTCCTTCCCCTCGCTACTACCGAGCCACTTTTTAATCTCTGCTGTCTTGGTCGCTCCGTATTGAACGGCTATCTTTGCACCACGCACCCCTTTGCTAACGACATCTACGCTTTTTCTTACAACATCGCTTGCTGTGTCTATGGCTGGGTTTTGCTTTTTTATTTTTTCTATAAACTTTCCTTGTGCTGATGCCCCGCCTCCGCTCCACTTGCCAGACTCATCCCTATCTTGTGATGGGTCGTAAAAGTTTTTCACATCCTTGTCTTGTATTGGTCCACCGACAACCCATGCGTCACAAGTCCGAAGCGAAGCACACTTGAAGTCGAATATCTCACAGAATCCCAGATCGCCTGCCTTTGCCACTTCCTCCGCATCCTCGCCAATTCCCTTCTTGATGCAGGCGAGCATACGGCTTGTCTTGTTGAAAGCAGCACAATTCCCACAACGCATTGTTTTTGCTTCTTCTGGCGTATTGTTAAATGTTTTTGATCTTGCTATCCAGTATTCCTCGTTCGGTTCTTTCGGATTGGCTGGACCATAGCTGGCTGTATCAATGGCTTTCTTTCGATTGGCTAGGTTCAGCTTTATGTCTTGCGTCTCTACTGGGCATTTCACTTCTTCGAGATTCACATCAGCAGAATCAATTAAGATCGGAACAAAGATAGTACCCTCTTCGAGATTTTTAACTGCGATAGGCTTTGGCTTTTCGCCACCCTCAAAAATCCATTTTCTCACAGGCTTTGCGTCAAATATCATCATCCTTTTAATTGCAGATGGCAACACTTCTTTTTCAGAAAGGAATACCTTATATGGGTCTTTGTCTCTTTTTTCCTCGTACACGCTTTTAAATCCAGACGCTACGACTTCTACAATCCCAAGAAGAACCTTCCCGCCTATTTTAGTGGCCTGTGGTGCTTTTAGGCATCCATATTCAAGTGCTAGTCTCTGATTATCTGTTGCGTAAACCCCTTTTCCGTGAACTCCATCTCTGGATGGCTTTAGTCCTGATTCTCTAATTTTGCCAAGAACATCGGCAGTTGTTCCGTGATAAACGCTCGTAGTCCCACTTAAGCTTTCTTTTCCTTCTCCTGCACCACCTGTCCACTTACCAGATGCATCTCTATCCTGTGAGGGGTCGTAAAATTCCAGCTTTCTTCCTTGAATTTTAAATCCAGAAAAGTCCCCTATCCTATTTTGTTGATAATTTGAGTTCATCTTAAAACTTCTGCTGTAATATTTACATCCAGATTTTTTTCATATGAATCTGGGGAGTCTTTTGGCTTTACTTCTTTTCTGTCCACAGACAAGATTTTTAGCTTTGTTCCTCTTGGCATCAACACTTCTTTTTCCTCCCAAGGAGTTGACCACTTTGGGATTTTTGAACCATATCCCTTTGTGTTTTTTATTGTCATAAATACTTTTGCTCCACTATCTTTATTCGGATCAAAGAATGCCCTGCCATCAAGTGAAGTATCCCCAGAAAACTTTCTAGCAGCTTTTTCGCTTTGCGACGCCGACATAAATCCATTATCCGAAACTATATCACCAGCCTTTACATTTTTTGCAAATGCAAAAGCCGACTCATCTGAGTCGCTGGAAGATGTAATTTTACCATCATCATCATGCTCCATGCTTCTCGTAAACATTCCCCTATAAAGCTGGCTTGATTCATTTTTAGGTGCTATTTTTATAAATTTATCTACCTTATCGACAACTTTATCAAATTCTTTTTTCTCTCCAACTGGTTGAAGGTTCCCACGAAGAATGTTATTTACTGTTTCTGAAAGGCCTTCTCCTTGTATTGCTGGAATAGATTCTGCTCCTTCATACACAACTTCTGTATTGCCATCTTCGGTTGTTATTTCTGTTGTATTCCTCTCCCCACCGCTTGTGTATAGTGAGATTGTTTGACAAATTTTATCTGACTCTTCCTTGCTTTCTGTATTATTTGCTAGAATTTTAGCCCATTCTTTATCTTCTTGCTCATCTTTCTCATAGTTTTCTCCAAGCTCTTTAGCTCTTTCTTGGGACTTAATTGAGGTGTCTTGTATTTGACTATATGCTTCTTGTTCGGATGCTTTTGCTTGCGCTGATGCTTCAGATCCACCACCACCGCCACCAGTCCACTTGCCAGAGTTATCTCTGGCTTGGCTCTCGTCATAGAACTCAATCTTTCTTGAGTTGTAGGAAAACTGACTCACGGAGTTATTCTCCGTCACGAACTTTGTTAAGTTGCTCCACTATCTTTTGGGCTCTGGTGAACCCTGCGTCACCACCCCATCCGTGCCAAGCCTGCCATCCCTTGCCCTGCTCATCCCAGCTAGAGCCTTTCTTATCCACTTCGTGCCGTGAAAAGAAAGCTAACATCCTGCGCCAAGTCCGAGGAGAGAGCTTCTTTTTTCCGATAATATCCCTAGCCCTTGCAAGACCAACTTGTGTCATTCCCCTGTCGCTAACTGGCTTCTCGGCACGAACACGCAGGGCAGACTTCGCAGCATCAATCATTCCTTCCGATGGGGTGAGATCAATATCTGCGAGCTTCTGCATTTCAATCGCATCCAAAATCATTTCTGCATCGCTGGTTGTGAAGTATGGGGTGAGGTTCGTTCTCCTCGCCCTAGCTGGCACATCCTGCTCTCCTGCCACTTCTGATGCTGTGGGGTCAATTTTGGCAGTAGGAATGGTCGTTCCAACGCTCACACCCGAAACAATCTGTGTCGCTTGCTCTGGGCTGATAGTCGGGAAGGCAGAGGTGATAATCGCAACCGCACCATCCTTCGAGATCGCACCAACCGAGACAGCGTTCATTACATTGATAAGCGAAGATACTTGCGCCCCATTCAACGAGGGAATGTCGGTGACTACGCCTTGTGGCATCCCTTCTTGTGCTGGCATATCTGGCAGTTGCGTCTTCGCCAGTTCGGGCATCGGTGGTGGTGTTTTGAACGCATCTGAAATATTTTCCGCAGAAACTCCAAACTCTTTTGAAAGATCGTTGGCATATTTGACCTCGTAGGCTCTTTGACGCATTGCTTCTTCATAATCTTCTCCTTTTGCTCCGTAGATTTCAGACGCAGTACGAAGTCCAGCTTTGAACTCCGAGATGTTTGCCTGCGAATCACGACCTACATCAATCGTGCTGTCAGATGGATAAATCCACTTTCCAGAAGTAAAGTTAGCATTTGGTGGGATTTTCCCTCTCGAAATACCGTCTGCGATAACCAAGTTCTTAATCTTATCAAAGAAGCGAGCCTCAAAAATGTTCTGCCAACGCTTGAAGGTGCGAGAGGCGAGTGCCATCTCTAGGCGAACAGTTGGACCACCGAGCTTGGAAAGGTCGTAGCAAAATCCAAAAGGCAGGTTAAATGCAAGTGCGATCATATGAACAATCAAATCCACATAGCCTTGGAACGCTGAAGATGGACGATTGCTCTCAAACATCTTCATTTCCGAGCCAGTAGGGATATAGTTGATCTGACCCCTCTGCATATTCTCAATGTTCATCGTGTTGCCATACGAATCTGTCTGTGCTTGGTTGAAGTAGGATGCGGGGTCATCTGCTGATCCTGTGGCATTCGAGATCGTCATAATACGGAAAGCAGCGTTTTTGACTGCCAGATTCTCGGCTTCCATTGTTTCGGCAAGGTCTTTGCAGTAGTTAATCACCGAGGCAAGATGGCTACGCCCACGAACCTCATCCAAGCGAAGCGGATCATAGATCAGAATGAATGAGGATGCTGGCACTTCCTGCTCGTCCGTATAAAAGTTGCCCTGCGTCCTGCGGTAAACTTTGTATGACTTCGTGCGTCCGTGTTCGTCAAAGTTCACGCCACCGATGTAGGACTGAGAAGATGTGGGGTTGTCGAACATTCCACCAATACGATCTGCCTCTACTGCTTGTAGTCTTAAGTCTGAATTGGGATCTACCTCGCCATCTATGGAGTTTTCCCTTGTGATAACAAAGCCAACATCTCCGTCACGAAGAACAGAGCGAAGTGCAAGGTGCGAGAGGGATTCAAAGTTCTGCCTGCCGAAGTAGTCGCAACGCTTGCACCAGTTAGACCAGTAATCTTCATAAACTTGATCTATGGCTCTGTCGCCAGTTCGAGACATATAGCGGAAGTTTCCAAGGGCATACTGCGAGAATTTCAAAAGAATCGAGCGAATAATAGGATTGTTATCCTCAAGTTCACGACCAGCACGAATAAGCTGAAGCCTTTCGAATGTAGAATAGTAGCTTTCACCACCAGACAATGGCCGAGATGGAAGCCTGTCACGACTTGGATAAGCACCAGCGAATCGGGTAAACTCCGTCAGCTTGCATTTATCAGCGAGCCTTTTTACCCCGAACTTGGGGTTTATAGTGCTGATCGCTTTTTCGAGGAAGTTTAGCTGTGCCATAAATTATTTTTTAGAGTCGTAATCTTCAATAGCCTTATCCAGCATAGCGATCACTTCCTCAATTTCGCTCATATCAGACTGCGTAGCCATTTCCTTCTCACAGCTACCCGCTTCATACGGCTTTACCCCTGCAACTGGCTTGTAGCCCTTCCAGCACCTATCCAGTATTTGAATTGCCTTGTCCAAAAGATTAAAGATTTTGTTGCTTTCCATATTGTCTCCTTATTAAACGCTATTTATATCAACTTTTCTAGTTCCTACCGCCGTTTGAATAGTCGGGGAATGTGCGGTTGATTCTGGCTCTTGGTCCAGCCAAGCGATTGATCGCAGCTGTGCATTCCATCACAGTATTCTGAAGTTCTTGCAGATTTGCTCTTGTAAGTTGCCGTCCACCAATGCTATATGACGCACCAGTTTTGAGGATAGCTTCGATTGCGCTAAGAGTATCCGTGCGAATTTGTGTAACTGTTGCCAGATCCAATCCATAGTAAATCCCTTGTACGGCCATGCTATTTATATCCCTGTCAACTTATTCATTGGGTTCTTTCCAAATTTGCCCTTTTTTATCAAGATCGCAAGACAAAAGCATAACCTTGTTGTAAAACCTATAGCCTATGCCTGTTTTTACCATAAAGAGGCTATACTTATCCCCTATGTGGTAAAGAAGCCACGACAAGAAAAGCCTCATACTTTCTCCAGTTCTATCTTATCCATCTGCTCGACCTTCTCTTCAGCTAGCCCATCCTGAGGAATTGGCATACATCCAGACAACATCGCACCTACAAGGTTCATGCACTCGCAATCTCGCAAATGATTGTCCTTCTTAACCCGATGCCATATCAGTCTTGTTCTGCCAGTAAGGGGATTGTACTTGGGTCTTTTGACCTCTGCGTTCATGTGGTTGTGCCAATCATCGGGCGCATCGTCTGGGATTTCCCATTTGCCCATTTTGCCAGTACGAAGCATCTGCACCATATCTTTTATGGTTGGGTTTGACCATCTAATTACAGGACACTTAGACCTAACAAGTCCCTCTGATTGTGCGTTGCGATTTGTTCCAGACAGGGGGTCGCCCCACTGCATAGAAGAGTAAGGACGATTCACCCGCATTTTACCGCTGGTATGTGCAAAGAGAGGGGCATCGCTACCTAGCAAGCAAGTCCAGCCGTAGCGACAAGCTTGGTAATAAACATCTCTCGTCTGATCTGCCGAATCCACAAACACCATTTTATCGTCCACTTTCCAGTCTAATTGCATTGCTCGCAAAGAATCCCAAGTCTCTAGTCTGCCACACCACTCCAAGCGGGACGAGCCATCTAGTTTCCACGCACGAACTGTGACCCACATATGGAAGCCTCCTGCCTCTTGAATGTCGGCAGATATGATTCTGCGTTGAGAATCTACCCATTGTTCGCCCATTCTATATCCAGAGCCAGATACACGCACAGGCTCTTCATCGTTTTGCTCTACCCAAGGTTGCCCAAGAACTGAATTCACAAAGTCTTGCAGTCCCATAATGCTTTTCTTGTCGTTGATAAACTTTACAGCCAGCTTTCCGAATGTCTCCCAAGGGCTATACAGACCAGACAAGTGATATGATTTGATGTTTGGCTCTGGGTTTGGATTGGCAGGCTTCCACTTTCCGAGCCGTAGCATTTTAGTTTTGTGTCCGTCTGTGATCTTTCCCTTGCAACTAGGACATTCGTAATACGCACTAGCCCGAACTCTCTCGTTGTCCCACTCGCCATTGTCTCCCTTTGCCGTGGTATCCCACTTTACATTCGGCCAGCTCAAAACTTGCATTTCGCTACAGAAAGGGCAGGGAATATGATAGTATCTTTGATCCCCTCTCAAAAATGACTGCCAGATATATCCAAACTCCGTGGTCGGGGTGGAGGTCTGAACTGTGAGGGAAAGCGGGTAGGTTCGAGTGCGAGCCTCTGCAAGCTGAATAGCTCCTGCTTCCTTTGAAGATGCTTCTGCAAACTTATCAGTTTCGTCACAAATCAGTAAGCCTACACTACGAGAACTAAGATTGGCAGGCGAGTTGCTACCGAAAAACCAAAGGGACATTTTATCATAGTGTTGCTCCATCAGTTTATACTTGTCCGTATTTGCAGGCTTGTGTCTTGCCAGCACAGGGCAATCATCCACCATCGGAAGCCAGCGATACTCCGAGAAAGACCTAGCTAGGTTTTCGTTTGGCATTACCCACATGGCGGGAACAGGTGCCATATCCAGCTTATAGGCGAGGCCAGCGAGGATTGTAGTGGTCTTTGCCGTCTGTGCGCCCCAGCAGAGAACCATCGTTCTTACTCTGTCGTCTCGAAAGTCTTCCAAGGGCTCACGCACATAGGGAGTCAGAATAGTCGAATATGGTCCAGCACTTGAGGAAACACGCTCGGAAAGATATAGATTCTCTTCTGCCCACTCTCTTACTGATGGCGTTTTCTTTGGTGCCCACATTCCATCTACAAATTGCTCTAGTTCTAGTTCGGTCATAGGGAAAGTATTGTAATACTACTCGTACTTTGCTTCTCACTTATAACTTTTACATCTTGCGAGTAAAGGATTTTCTCTGAATCGGTCTGGCAAACCACAAGTCGAACATACTTCAAGTAGTCAAATGCCCAGTTGGAGAGCGCATCTTCCATCGGCATATTGTTAAATACGATGTCTCTGGATGGTGTCTGCCTCCATAAGTATAAAACTCCCTCTCTTGTGACATCGTAGGTTCTGGGAACTTCTGGGGCTATGCCTATCCAAGTCCGTGTATGATAGTTTCCTAGCTTCTGGATGACCTCAAACGAGGCTTGTGGTGTAGACCCGCAGACTGTGATCGGAAATCCGTTGCTACTTAAAAACTTCTTATTTGTTAAAAGCCTGCTTGTGTTTGGAGAGAAGTAATAAATATGCGGGATAAGTCCGTTGAGAAACGAATTTGCAGCTACCAGTTGCGTTTCCTTTGAGTGTTTTCCGTTAGGCTCTCCACAGCCTATTACGGCAACTTCACTCTTTTTAGTAAACTGGCTGTCCTGCTCCTCTAATTCGCTTTTTGACATTATCTAGTTCTTCCTTGGCAGTCCCGCACTTCGCCATGTTCTCTCGATAGTAGAACACGCAACTGATTCGTTCATGTGGGACACCCTCCTTGGGAACTAGGGGAGTGTTGCCATGCCATTCGTGTACATCGCACAGAATGACATCGCCAGTACGCATATCGCAAGCAACTCGATACTTAGGGAAAACAAGGTAACAGCCAGCGTAACCACCAGCGGAGAAAGCAGACATAACCCCGAAGCCTTCTGCTAAATCTCCTTGATCTTTATGAACGGCTGTCTGCCAGTTTTTGTTAACTGTGATGGTTGTAAAGACTGTGTTCGGAATCACCCACTCTGGAGCAGTAGAGTCACATCGTTCTTTTTGGACTTTCCAGCGTTCTGGGATTTCTTTCTGAAAAATGGAGCTGATTGTCTGAATAAGAGGAATGGCCTTTGCAAACTTCTCTGGGTTTGCGTTGTTCCACGAGGTTGTTCGGCAGTAGGGAAATCGTGCGTTACGATCCATAGATCCCATCACACCCGACAAAACAGGGATTGCTACGCTTGTATTGCTCAATGTTCCGTCAGAGTTCACCCTTCTCGCCCTAACGCCTTTGCCCTTGCCAACGACAGCCGTTTTTACGAATCCCAGCTCCTTAGCCTTGTCTTCAGTCATAATTCCACCAGCCATTCCTCGATTTTCATTAGGGGTAGCTGCGGAACGCACAGACTCATAAGATTTCTGACATAACTCAATTGGAAGGATACCCTTGCGGAATCGCATCAGAAGAGTTCCGTCTGGCTTATACACCTCTGCGTCCTCTTGAATAAGATGGTCGTAGCAGTTCTCTGGGAGGTGAGTTCCACCCAGTTTGTCCACTTCCTCATCAGGCAGGCAAGTTTCCAGCTTAATAACTCTCATAAGACTATTTTAGCTTGTCATCCCTTCGGCGCAAGTTCTTGAAATGCTTTTTCGACACAGGCTTTGACTGTGTCCGTAGCTGTTTCCGTTTTCCAGCTATCCCCGAGCTTTCGGACTTTTTCGAGAAAGCCGTCGTGTTCTTCGTTTGTAAGATAGATCGGAACCATTCGAATAGATGATGCGGGAGGAATATAGTCGCCAGCATCAATATCTCCTCCTCCAGCTTGAGCCTGCTCTGCATCCAGAGAGAGTGGACCATCGGGAATTGTAGCGGACATAAGGCTTTTAAGATTTTCATCTGAGAAGCCAGTAATCTGAAGGTCGATCTGGGAAGTGTCAATATCTTCGAGCAAGTCTTTGAGGGCTTCTGTATCAAACTCTCCAGCCATATTGTTAAGGGCAAGGTTTGCAGCTTTTTCTTTTTCTTCAGAAAGGTCAACGAGCCAAACATCAATTTCTTCCCTTCCCATGGCTTGATAGATTTTGAATCTCTGGTGTCCTCCGATAATGGTATTTCCAGTTCGGACATTGACTGTGATTGGTTGCAAATCCCCAAGTTCGGAAAGACTCTTGGTGAGACGCCCAAGTGCCTCGTTGCTAATTTTTCGAGGATTGTAACTTGCGCCTTTGATCTCATTTAACTTGATCTTTTTAATGCAGGGATAGCTGACTTCATTTTTCTTGCTCATCTTCTTGTTTTACCTCTTTTTCTTTCCTTTCGTCAAGTAGTTTTGTTTCTCCGAAAGAACCTTTTGTCTTATGAATGACGGCGATAACTTTTTCGATCCCTTCCGTTATAACTTCCTTCGCAAGCTCTGGGTCTGTTGGGTTTGCCCTTCTGCATAGGCTGGATGGCAAGCCCTCCATAAGATTGCGAATCGTGGTCATGTAGCGAGACATAATACTGCGAGCCAGATCTGTACCAATCACAGCACCAGTCGCTCTTTGCAGGGTTTCAACTTTCATCTCTGCATCCAAACGACCACGCAGGGCTTCCTTATGGGCTTTGACCAAGTTTGGTAGCCTTGCATGATCTCGATTGGCTTGGGCTTGATGTAACAATGCGTAGGCAACTTTCTCGCTTTGCTTTGCTCTCGCCAAACAACCATATATATCGTCACGCAGTAGGTCGCTTCCAGACGAGCCTCCCGCCTCCACCTCCCCCTCTTCCAACGAAACCCCTGCTGGCGGGGCTATAAAGCTCTTTGGAGGCCTTTCACGATTGGCTTCTCGCCATTCCGTTGCGCCTTCGATTGTATCTTGTGGCATGCCTTTCTGCTTAAGTTTGCTAACATAACTTATAGAAGTACCCCACGCCTGCGAAATTTCAGTTAAACTTACCATTTCATATAGTTTTTATGTCAAAAATGCTGAAGGTCAAGCAAAATCAAGATTAAAACCAGCTTGGCATTTCCCCTTAATGTTTTATGGGGATAAACTCTGGGGAAAGGGTCGGGGCTTCGCCAACC